CTTCATTGGTAACAAGTAGTAACGTGGGTATAGGAACATCGAGTCCAAACTATAAACTTGACGTCGTGGGTGATATAAACTTCACAGGTACATTACGCGCAAATGGTAGTGCAGGTACAGCTGGTTATGTACTCACATCAAATGGAACAAGTAGTGCACCAACTTGGCAGGTGGCTTCCGGTGGTGGAAGTAGTGTATGGTCAACATTAAATTCAAACATATACTATAATTCGGGTAGTGTTGGTATAGGAACAACGACTCCGTCTTCAAATCTTGAAGTTAAAGTCTCGAGTACATCCTCGGCTTCAAATCCAATCGCTAAATTTACTGCTGCTACAACGAATGGGGGAAATGATGCATATACACAAATAGAAGGTTGGGAGAATAGTGCATTAAACTTTTATGGTCATTTTTTTGGAGATGATTTTACTATAGGTTATCAACAAAACTTTGTTACGGGCGTCGGATTCACAATATCTCATGGTAGCACACTACAAAGTAACCCACGCTTTTTCATTGATTTAACGGGTAATGTCGGTATAGGAACAACGTCACCATCTTATAAACTTCATGTTAACGGTACTATGAATGTAACAAATGGTTTATATGCAAATGGTTCCTCGGGGACGAGTGGACAGGTACTCACATCGAGTGGTGGGGGTGCAATGTCTTGGACAACCGTAAGTTCGAGTCCTTGGACAACGTCGGGTTCAAATATATACTATAATTCGGGTAACGTAAGTATAGGGTCATCTTTATCCAATGGGAAATTGTATATAGAACCATCGGGTTCTAATCAGATGGCTAATGGTATATACGTGTATAATCCAAACAATAGTGCTGGACAAGATGCTATACTAACCTTAAGAGTGGCTGGTTCATCCGCGGGTGATGCTTATATAGCCTTTGATATAAATGGTTGGGCAAGTTGGGCATGCGGTGTAGATACTAGTGATAATCACAAATTTAAATGGAGTAGTGATTGGGGGGATGTAGGAACTAATACAAAAATGACATTAGACCGTTATAGCGGTAATTTGGGTATAGGAACAACAGGTCCAAACTATAAACTTGACGTCGTGGGTGATATAAACTTTACAGGTACATTACGCGCAAATAGTAGTGCAGGTACATCTGGTCAAGTACTCACATCGAGTGGAACGGGTAGTGTACCAACTTGGACAACAATATCGAGTAGTCCATGGACAACATTGGGTTCGGACATATACTATAATTCGGGTAATGTCGGTATAGGAACATCGACTCCGTCTGCTCCTTTACACGTTTATAAAAGTGCTAGTGTAAATTATTCATCTCCACTCGCTATGTTTAGTGCATCCAGTGGTAGTGGATTTGATGGACATGTAACAATACGAGGTTATTATAATACTTCACTAACGTTTTGGAATGATAGTTTTGGTGATTATATGACTATTGGTTACACACAATTAGGCGCTAACGGATTCAGGATATCCCCCGGAACTTCAATTTCAGGTACCACAGGTCTTTTTGTAGAAAATTTTACGGGTCGTGTCGGTATAGGAACAACAGCTCCAAACTATAACCTTCACGTCGTGGGTGATATAAACTTTACGGGAACGCTCTACCAAAACGGTTTAGTGTTTAGTGGTGGTGGTGGAAGTAGTGTATGGACAACATCGGGTTCGGACATATACTATAATTCGGGTAATGTCGGTATAGGAACAACGAGTCCCATCGAAAAGTTACATGTGTATAGAAACACGTTTGGTGAATCTAATGTGCATATACAGGCATATAGTGATTCCTCTGGTGATAGGGCAGTTTTGTATTTAGGAACACCACATCATAATGATCCAAACGCACAACCTAAATGTGCTATAATAGCAGACGCAATCGGTTGGAGTCGCGCAGATTTACACTTTTGCGTTGAAACGACAGCAAGTAATAGTACACTTTATAGAGCGAGTGTATCTAACTCAAGAATGATGATAGATGGTTTGACGGGATACGTCGGTATAGGAACAACAGTTCCAAACTATAACCTTCACGTCGTGGGTGACATAAACTTTACGGGAACGCTCTACCAAAACGGTTTAGTGTTTAGTGGAGGTGGAAGTAGTCCATGGACAACATTGGGTTCGGACATATACTATAATTCGGGTAACGTAAGTATAGGGACACCTTTATCCAATGGGAAATTGTATATAGAACCATCGGGTTCTAATCAGACGGCTAATGCTATATACGTGTATAATCCAAACAATAGTTCTGGACAAGATGCTATACTAACCTTACAAGTGGCTGGTTCATCCGCGGGTGATGCTTATATAGCCTTTGATATAAATGGTTGGGCAAGTTGGGCGTGTGGCGTAGATACTAGTGATAATCACAAATTTAAATGGAGTAGTGATTGGGGGGATGTAGGAGTTAATACAAAAATGACATTAGACCGTTATAGCGGTAATTTGGGTATAGGAACAACGTCACCATCTTATAAACTTGACGTTGTGGGTGATATATATGCAACTGGAAACGTTACTGCATATTCCGATGTGAGAAGTAAGAAAAATCTTAAAACTATAGAAGATCCAGTTTCTAAAATAGAAAAAATAAATGGGTACACGTATGAAAAAGATGGTATAGCATATACGGGTTTAGTTGCCCAAGAATTACTCGAAGTGTTACCAGAGGCTGTATCTGGTTCAGAAGAATTAGGGTATGGTATAGCTTATGGAAACATGGCAGGTATATTCGTAGAAGCTATAAAAGAACTTAACTCTAAAATAAAAGCACTTGAAAATAAATTAAGTGAGTGTAAAACTTAAAATAATTATATTTTTCTAAAGTAAAGTAAATACAAAATGGGAATACAAGTTAACGAAACTAAAACAATTGGTAGTACAGGCGTAGAATTATCTAATTTTTACATAGGAATACGTAAACGTAATAGAGAACACGTGAGTATTGAACTTTCTTCAAATTCAAATACGTATACCATAACGGGTTATTTCGAACACCACGTTAGCAAAGATGCAAAAACACAAGGTAAAATGCCGATTGATTATCAGCTTATTACCGTTTCTAACGTCAGTGTAGATTCAAACATTAACATAGTATCTGAACTATACACCGAACTCAAAAAAGGGTACGAAACGTTCACGGATAACGTTTAATTTAATACTTATTTTCTACCATTCTGGAAAAAAACACAATGGTAGAAAGTTTTTTACTTTTACTTTCTCGGAAGCGAATCTATTAACGCAAGGGCTACAACACCCGCTATGAAAAACATAACAACGTAGTTACACTCTGTATTGTCTCTACCCAAAACCTTACTTTGTTTTAGTGGTGGTGGTGTTCTACTAGTAACAACCTCCATCGTCGGACGAACCCTGGTGGGGATTGGTCTTTCGAAGGGTTCTTCATCTAGAGGACAATAAGCTATCATCTATACTATACTATGTTTACAAATTAATTTCGACCGTCTTTTTCTTTCGACCACCACCTTTTTTGGACTTGGTCTGAGTAACTTTAACTTCTCGAACTTCACCATCTTCGTCGGCGACGTCTTCTGATACGGGTGGTTCAGCTATATCCGAAATATCGTCTTCAATATCGATCTCGGGTTCTTCTCTTCTTTCCAAACTTGTTGTATTCATGGGTGGTTGTGGAGGCATCATTATGTTACCCATGAGACTTGAAATGTCAAATCCTGGTCCCTGCATTTCGCGTCTCCCACCGACTTCGTTCGAAACATCGTTCGACGTACCTTGTTGTTGAGATTTAGACACTGTGTTCTGAACCGCAGACATCATATTCTGAACCAGTCCTGGGTTTTGTTTAATTACGTCGTTCATATTAGGCATGACTGATTTGAACATACTATTCGTTAAGTGGAACATCATTGCCGAACCACCAAGCATCATTATAAGCTTAACTTCGGGTGCAACGTGCATTTTTGTCCTGTACTTTACGTAAAGTTCCTCGAAAACTTCATCGTAATCGTCAACGTTTTCCATAACATTCTCCGACCAACCTTCGAGTTGAATCTCGAACGGGTTATACTTTTTGTTCAAAAACTCGAGACCTGTTGTACACGCAATAAGCATGCGTCTCGAGAACTTTATAGACTTATCGACGTCTATGCTATACGTTATTCGCTTAACTTCATTCCTAAGTTCATCTATAGGGGAATAAACATTTAAACGCTTGTTCACAGTAAACCCCTTTTTTTCCAAACGCCCAAGTTTGTTCACGAGATCCGCTTTTTCTTCGTCGATAGTTTTGTACCCAGGTGAAGGTTTTTCTTCTTCCTCTTCCATAACGTACCCTCCACCGTAGTCCATATCAGGTTCAGGTTCATTGTCATATTCACCGTAATCGACTGGTTCTTCTGGGGGTGGAGCGGATGGTGGGTTTTGTTTATTTGGGTTCGCAAACGAGTCTATATCTTCCTGAAAATATTGCGCCTGTGGCGGAACAAACTGTGTTTTTTGTCTAGGCATCTGTTTTCTAACAGATTGAGGCCTGGGAACTTCTATTTCTATCTCGTTCATGAGTGCTTGTTCGTTATCATCTAGTTTCATAACGTTGGTATTGCCACGATTAAGAATAATCTCTCCGTCCATTACTCTTTATATTGAAACTATTATAATTTCTTTAACGCACTTTATAAAAAAATCTCAGTTCATAACAAATAATGAAATTCAACAACACAAATAAAAATGCTCTCAGGGCGATAGTCGTCATATTCGTACTCTTGTGGGTTCTTCAGCTACTGAACCCAAAGAAAAGTTATTACAGTCCAGTCGAAATTGAGACTGTAAACGAAGGTTCTATCTTCGATATCGAATCCAAGGAAGAATGCCTCGGTAAGTCGTACTACTCAGATAGTCGAGGTGGTGTTTGTGGGGGACAGGAAATGGTCAACGGACAATTGAATTATAAGATGAAGTAAAATCTCCGGTATATATAAATGGCTTTAGTGACTAGTCAATCAACATTACCTGATTTCGAATGCGAACACCATACAGTTGTACTCGATAACCTGGATACTGTCAGTGATACTGACTTTACTCTATATTTACCAACCCCACTCGAGAACGTTGTCCAGGCACAGTTATTAGCTGCAAGTATTAACACTACCAGTGATACTCAAAGGTGTATACACGTAGGCATAGAAGAACTCAAAACGTACTTCAGTCAACGTGGTAAAAACGATCTTACTGATGCAGATAATCACTTAAACGGTATATTCGGTACTATCATGTGTGAACACAAATTACACGCGGCTTCAGGTGGTCAAAAAGCCGTATTTTTTAGAAACGAGTATCCAATCATTCAACAATACTATAATCCCATTCGAAAGATCGATAGATTGACGTTCAATTTAGATAAACAAGACGGTACAGCTGCAGATTGTGGCGATACAGTTTTTGTTTTTAGATTTGTATGCAAAAAAAGAAATTTGTCATATGAATAATTTCAGGACGTTTTTTAACCTTTTCTTATTATAAATGTCTTCTGGTGTAGTTCAACTCATTGCCGTAGGTGCTCAAGACGAACACATTATGGGAAAACCGGAAATATCGTTTTTTAATTCAACATTTAAAAGGCATTCTAACTTTTCACAATCCATAGAAAAACAAACGATACAAGGAGCTGTGAAAAGTAACGCTATGTCATCGGTCAAGTTTACAAGGTCCGGTGATCTTTTAGGATACACGTATTTCACGATACACAATAACACAAAATCACTCGATATTCAAAGGTGGGATACCCTCATAGACAAAGTCGAACTGCTCATAGGTGGTCAAGTCATAGATACACAGGACGCCGTTTTTACGGAAAAGATCGCCATAGATACGTTTGCAAACAACATATCGAAAAGCGCCTTAGGTACACACCCAGGTGTAAGCGCACGTTCCTACTTTTACCCTTTACGTTTCTTCTTTTGTGAAGGTCCACAGTGTGCTTTACCAATAATAGCAATGCATTATCACGAAGTTGAAATTAGAATTTACTGGGGACCAGACGCAGGTAATTATGAATTTGATTGTTATTCCAACTACTATTACTTAGATAACGAAGAACGTGGTAATTTTGCCTCTAGAAATCACGAGTTAATCATTACCCAGGTACAAAAAAGTATTCCTTCAAGAGAACTCACACAAGAACTTACGTTTAACCACCCAGTAAAGTATCTCGCGTGTTCGGATACGACAACGGGTGGTGCACTCACATCCGATACAAACAAGATAAAAATAGAAATAAATGGACTCGATATATGCAATTTTAAGTTTGGCAAACCTCATTTCATGGAAATACCCAATTATTATCACACGACGTTTGTTACGTCACCCGATTTCTTTTTACACTGTTTCTGCTTATCAACAAGTTCACTTCAACCAACGGGAACACTTAATTTCAGTAGATTAGATTCAGCAAAAATTATAAGTGAGACCATGACCATTAACGA